TAGTGTTGTTCGTTGTGCCACAGCAGAAGCAGATGACATCATTGCACGTTGGATTGCATTACACCCCCAAGATGAACATGTTATTGTCAGATCAGATAGTGACTTTGTGCAATTGATTGCACCCAATGTAAAATTGTACAATGGCATCAATGATCATTTGTTTACCACTGAGGGTGTGTTTGACAAAAAAGGCAAGAAATTGGCATTTACCATTGAGAGCAATTCAAAGATCAAGGTTGGCAAAGCAGATGACAACTTTGAAACACCACTTGACTATCAAAAGTGGGTGTTGTTTATGAAGTGCATGCGTGGCGATCCCGGTGACAATGTGTTTTCGGCCTACCCAGGTGTGCGTGTGAAAGGCACTAAGAACCAAGTGGGTCTTACCGAAGCATTTGAAGATCGTGATCGTCGAGGCTATGCGTGGAACAATCTCATGTTGCAACGTTGGTCCGATCATGAACAAGTTGAACACAAGGTCTTGGATGATTATGAACGCAATCGCACTTTGATTGATCTCACTGCACAACCTGATGACATCAAGGCCGTGGTAGATGAAGCCATACGTGAGCAAGTGAGCCATAGAGATGTGGGCATGGTGGGTGCGCACTTCCTGAGATTCTGTGGCCGGTACGAGCTTACCAAACTCAGCGATCATGCCGAACAGGTAGGTCGCTGGTTGAATGAAACATACAAAGGAGTATTAGATGATAATCGCCAAACCTGTGATTGACAAACAATTTTGGATTTTGAAAGACGGTGATCGCAAGGTCGGAAACGTCGAAGCCTGTGCCGGTGGCTACCAGGTCAAGATCAACAATCAAGTGTCGCAGTTTAAAAGTATAAAAATGGCCGCCCGCCAAAGCAACATCGAGTTTGTGCCGGCGGCTAAAACTACCAAGCCTGCCACAAAATTAGATTCAGTACACGATTACCCTGCTGTGGGTCGTGTACACAATCCCATGTGGGATGTGCCACAGCACCTGCCCATATATACTAAAACAGTCAAAAGCAAAAGTTGGTTTGCTGCCGGCTGGTACAATGTACGCAAAGGCCGACATTGGAAAACTGTGCAAGCACCCAAGCTGATTGTATTGCAACGTTATCCATATCAAGGTCCATACTATACTGAGAAAGAAGCACATGACCAATCCGTTTCGTGATCAAGAAAAATTTATGAAGGCCTGCGATCAGACAGTGGGCGAAAAAAATCTAGACCAATATCATTTGTATCTCAAGTTGATCATGGAAGAAGTAGACGAGCTCAAAGCGTCTATGGATCCGGTGGATGACTTGGATGCACTGATTGATATCCTTGTTGTCACTGTTGGTGCTATTCATAGCATGGGTGCAGACGCTGAGGGCGCATGGAAAGAAGTCATGCGTACCAACTTTGCCAAGATCGATCGGGACACAGGCAAAGTTCGCAAGCGTGAAGATGGCAAGGTATTAAAGCCTGTGGGTTGGGAACCTCCAGTGCTGGCACCATTTGTGACCAAGAAATGAAAACACGCGAAGAAATTGTTACCTCAATGTGCCGCACCTGGCGGCATGACTATGGCTTGACCAAACATGCAGATCCTGGTGGATACAATTTTTCCGGCGTGGCAGGTATGACCGAACAAGAACGACAATTCTTATGGAGCCAAATGGCACAGATCTTTGACAATGATATTGCACCACACATGGAGTTTCGGCCATGAGTTTACACATCCAAAAATTTATAGATCGTGTAAGAGGGTTTGAAGCCAGAGGATCCAAAGACTTCATGATGACCATGAATGACGCCAAGGATTTACACGCTGATATCACTAGGTTATTGCTGGAACTTCATGTTTTGCGTGAACAAGTGGTGCAGACCAAAGAACAGGAAGTGATCACTGTGGAAGTCAAAGGTAAATCATTCTAAAACTACCTATATATTGAGATAAATAAAGCATAGGAAGTGTATTAGCATGAGTCGTCCAAAACCCAGTGTACTAGCAGAAATAACCAACAAGGCTACCTACAAGACAGAACAGGTGCTGGCTTCTGACGGCGTGTGGGCAGTGTTCTATGACACCAAGCCCATTAACTTGAAAACATCCAATTTGCTCACTCAGTACCCTGGACCCAAGTACAAAAAAGTGTCCTTCAGCAACCCTGGTCATGCCATCAATTTGGCACGTAAACTCAACACACAATTCAAAACTGAAAAGTTTTCAGTGGTACTACTCACGCAGGGGGCAAAAATATACCCCGATGCTGAATAAACTCACTCTCACTCAAGAACTAGTGACTCGTTGTGCCAATGCACCCAGTGTGCAACAGGCCATGTCCACTTGGTGGATGAACATCCGAGACGGTGGTGGACTGCGATTGACTTACCAAGGTTATCAAGTATTCAGCACTGAACTAGAATTACACAGTTATGAGTTTGAGCTAGATCCAAAATTGCTCACACCCAAAAACATCTTGGCCCTGGATCATCATTTGACCTGCCCTTACTATGTTGTGAACAATCGCAAGCACAACAAAATTGTGATGTTCGGCAGCCGGGAAGCCATGATGGCTGTGCTACATGGCAACATGCAACAGTTTATCAACAGTTTGACATATTAATACTCAAGTATTACCGGGCAGAATCCCAAAAAGTAGTACTTTTGCAGTACTAGATTTCGGTTGACCAAATATTCCCGAAATGCTATAATAATGGCATGATGAGAAAGAAACGCACTGATAGAACCCACATTGTGTACATGATCCAAATTGGATTGGAGTACTACATTGGTATTACCGCTAAAACTCAGCGCACCATAAACATGTCGCTTCGTAGCCGTGTAAACAAACACATCTACCGTAGCAGAACAGAAGACAAGAGTTGGAACCTGTACGAAGCAATTCGTGCCGCAGGCGAATCCGCTGTAAACTACGCAATCGTGGACACGGTGCGTGGCAAAGATGTTGCACACAAACTAGAGCGCGAGTTAATACGAATGTATGCACCTGCGTTGAACACTGATGTGCGCATGAAATCGGTTGACCGATAATCACCGAAATGCTATAATAACCACATACAAAGCAAAAAGGAGTCAGTAATGCTTACAACTACCCAAGTCCGTGCTATTATCCACAAGCACCAAAAGTTCAATTTTGGTATCTACACCAACAAGACTGCCAAGTACACGGGCTCCATCCGCCGTGTCAAATGCTACTTCCAAGGCAATCATAAACTGCTTCGCGCTTTGGAGCGGGCCGCTGGCGCAGAGAATGTAACACTTACAGCGGGTGGCAATTATGCCACAGGCATGCCGGGTATCACTGTTAAGTGCATCTTAGGTTAACACAGTTATCTTTTAGCAGTTTAAACACACACAGGAGCGAACAATGGAACAGTTCAAAAGTTGGGAAGACATGACGGATCTTGAGCAAGCCCAATGCACTTATTGGGACATGTACAAGGACGCATATGGCCATCGTCCCCGCGGTGTTGACACCAGTGCCTGGACCCTTGCAGACTTCGACATGGAGTTTGCAAGCCTGGGCTCTGTGATCCAGCGTGAAGAGGCTGACCGTAAGACGGCTGAAGCCCAGGCCATTGTCAAGTTCGAAGATCGCGTGACCAGCCTCATGCACACTGGCGCTGACCGTGAGCGTGTGATTGCATGGCTCATGGACGCTGAACACGCCAATGGTGATTTCGAGTACTTCTGTTTCACCCAGGGCTTGCCCTACAGTTATTTCAGAAAGGCAGCATGATGAAATTCACAGTTGAATACAATGACAAAATGCATCGTTGGGATGTAGTGCAATGGACTGACACAGTCGAAGGTGCACGAGTTGGTAAGACAGTGGACCGACGTTTTGTACTTGAGGAAGCACAGGAAATCTGTGACTACCATAACGACATGATGAACCCTGAACTGTGGGCCGATGTTGGCTGTGAATTTGATGGAGAGATAGCATGACAATGCCCGCAGGAAAGTACTACATTGGTGATTTGTGCTACGTCATGACTGATGACGAGTGGAGTGAACTTTGCAACATCATCATAAAAGGGCCACGCATTCTTGACGGCGAATTTGAATTGCCTGACGGGCGCAAGTTTGCCATCTACGGCACTGCACACGGTGACGGTGAGTACTATGATCAATACGGGCACACATATTCAGTGGACGCAGGAAGTATTGGTTGTATCTTGATGTCAGACATTCGCGCCCACAAGTATGACAACATCTTGGACTTGGGTGCTGTTCAAGAATTCTCCGAGCCGTTTGAGACTGGCTCACAAGGCGGACAACTTGAGTTTGGGCATGTGTTAATTGAAACTGATCCTGCTTATGAAGAGGATGAACTATGACAGCACAAAAAGCAATTGGAGTTGAAGGGTGCTTGATACGAGGCCATGACGGCGAATACTATTTCCGTGTGTACGATGCTGATCACAATTTTGTGGACTATGATTTGATGCACAGTGATCTGAGCATTACAATCACAGACCCGGATGCGTATTTTTATCGTGAACCCGGCCGTGATATACTGGATCACTCACCTGCTACCTTGGGCATTGACACATGATCTACTACAAAATCCGCAAAAAGTCTGACCCCGCACAGTTTCGCAAAGGCGATGGCTCTTGGAACAGTTCGGGCAAAGTGTACGACACCCTGGGAAAAATGCGAGCCGTCATCACCCAGCACATGAACAGTCAGAATGAATGGTATCGCAGACAACTGGATGACTGGGAATTTGTGGAATACGAAGTGCGTGAGCGTGAAGTCAAACAACTAATTGATGTTGTGGACAAGAAAAAAGTCTGGGAGATACTCAAGCGATGATCATTGCTTGACACTAAATAAACTTCCTGTTACAATACACATCAGCCCATATAGCTTAATGGTAAAGCAGGCGACTCATAATCGCTTGAGTGGGGGTTCAATTCCCTCTGTGGGCACCAATTCTGGCGTTAGTACAATGGATAGTACATGGAGCTTCTACCTCCAGAATGTGGGTTCGATTCCTGCACGCCGGACCAGTAAATACAGCATGCGAGTATGGGGGAAT